CCAAAACAGAAGCGTCCTGGAGACTTGACATCTTGCTCGACAGGCGACGACTATCCCAAAAGCCAAGCCAATGCTTGGGAGGGATAGAACGCCACCACCACAGTGCTCTGAATTACGGATAGAACATGACATTGTTAACAGTTGTGTAGGTTTTACATGGGCGCTTGCGCTCCCTACTACTATGTTTCAACTATCCAACAGGTCGCCCTCTGGGTGGAGCCTGTCATCATCACAAAATACCCCAAGACGGACCAAGAGTCCTTTTTCATTTTCTCTCGGTACGAAGAACTAGTCCGGACAGCGACAGCTTCCGGCGGCGACAAACTTAATACCTGTCGGCTTCCACCCTTCGACCACGTATCCCTTCTTCACGTTTTCTTTTTCGTAACGACGGTAAAACGTTTTTGGCGCCATGAACCGGCCTGGATAGTCTCTCTCGAACAAATGAGAGAACTTGCCAATTGACACGACACCTTTACGCAACACCGTCTTCCCGTACCTAATCGGACCCATAGCCTGGATCTCAACAGGTTCCTCGGGAAGCCACGCTTCATCCACGAACTTCATACGAAGCTCGTCTCGACAACCTGCAACAGCCCTTGCCGTAGCTCTTGTCGTGACGGGAATCCGAACAAATCCGTCCAAACGACGGGACTGTGACGGAAACGAATCTAATGAATCTGGCAAACTCAGGTAAGTTTGCTCACGCTCAAAGATACCAAGGGCTGACAGGTTGTGAGGTCTAACACGGATACCGTGACCTCTTGACAAAGAAACCTGTGATTTCCAAAGGTACGACTTATTACGCCTTAAGAACTCAGTCCAAATGAGTTCACGATCAACGCCGGAAAAACCGACGCACGACGACCGCGCCCTCGACCCCAACCTTAATGATCCATCAGTGGATGGACGCATCAAAGGAAGGGGCCGTATGAACCGTACGAACTTAGGGTAACCTCTAGTGGACTCGAAGAAAGTCGAGTTCAGAGAAAAAAAACGATCGTCAACCATCGTTTTTCCCTTACTTACGACCAAACCCGAGCGGGAAACTTCCTGGAACCACCGGTCCGCTTGTGCAACCGTCGACCTAAAAACAATGTCATCTCCATTGATCTTGCATGGAGGCAACTTGCCAAAAGGTCGCATTGCATACGCGAACGCGAGGTAGTTAGTCAGGCACAGTAGTGGGAACGAGAGCTTATCTCCCATCAGCTGACCCGACC